TGAAAGAAAAGAAACAGACGTTTTTGCCTGTTGAGTATGACGATATCTATGAACCTATTTTGCACAATTATGTGGTGTATAGGTGCGACCGATGCGGAAGAACATGTAAGCGGAAAGAACCGTACTGCCATTGCGGTGCGAAAATGGAGGACGGAGTGAACGAATGATAGTTTGCCTCACTTACAACATCATCAATATTATGGCCTGGTGCTGGCTAGCTGAACGATTTGGACATTGGTGGATTGCTCTTTTTTCGATATTCACGATGATCCATTCCAGCAGCGCCAAGAAGTCAGATGGCGGAGGTGACGGAAATGCGCCTGATTGATGCAAACGCCTATAAAGCCATTTTGAAAGGCTGGTTGTCTGAGATGCACGCCGGCGAGGACGAAGAAGAAAATGCGGAGGGCACAGCGATCTATTCTTGCATTTGCCAGTTGGATGATGCACCGACTGTTGATGCCGTCGTGGTAACGCGCTGCAAAAACTGCATTTACTTCGGCGTGAATAAAGAAAATGACCCGTACTGCACGAACAGGCACGGCCTAGATGATCCAGTGCCAGACGGGTTCTGCAACTACGGGAAGCCAAAGGAGGCAAGCGATGAACGGTGAATGGGTCTTGGCAAATAAATGCCCGCACTGCGGCGGACGGATGACTCTTTCCAGCTTTTATACATATGCGCGCGAATACCCGATTTTGAAAAATGGGAAAATGGCGAAGCGTGGAAGGCGGGCGGAAGAAGAAGGAATTGGGTTTATAACAGCATACTGCGGTTCATGCCATGTGGCATGGGACGCCAGCAACACTTTTGTAAACGCGGATGGAACAGTTGAAATCAGCGGAAATGGAGAAGGATGGGAAGAAAATGGGCGTAACGATTAAATGCAAGAAAACCGGTCGGGAAATCGACCTTGGATGCGGCGGATTCATGAATCTGCGGCGGAAGGTGGCTCAACTCATGGGAGAGCCGTTTTACAGCCACTACGAGAAGCTTTGTAACGCGCCGATCATCATGCAACCGGAAGTGGAAGAGAAGTTTTGGAAAGATTGGGCCACGGAAGCAGACAGGATACTTGCAGAAAACCACTTTCCAGTAAAAGTTGTGAAGTTCCTGCTTGCCCCTGACAGCGAAGCTACGACGCGTTACGGAGCCTGCAAGGAAATTCTGAAGGTCATCGGGGACTACGATGACAACATCTGCTACGGCTATGCCGGCCGGAGCGACTGCGCAATGTTCCGAGACTTCAAGGCAATCTTGCAGGACTGCGTAGACAACAAATGCGATATGGTCTGGATGTAGGAGGACAGAAAATGGATGCTGTGGCGTATTTCAAAGCATATGCGAGAATGTGCGATTCTTTTGATTCTAAGAACAACATTACGGGAAAACCGTGTGTAGGCTGTCCACTTGACGATATTGGACGCGGATGCCATATGAACGATCTCACCAACAACGCAGAGGAATGTGTAGCTGCGGTCGAGAAGTGGGCAAAAGAGCACCCGGAAAGAACGAGACAGAGTGAGTTCTTGAAGATGTTCCCGAATGCACCAATTGGAGAATGCGGAATCATAGATATTTGTCCAACTGTGCTTGGAGAATGTATCGACGGAGCTGTTGGAGCCAAACTTTGCGGTCCCGTTGCTGATGGTATGTCATGTCAGGATTGCGCACACAATTTCTGGTTGGCTGAAATTAAGGACGGTGAAGCATGATGGACAAGCAGCTGATTTACAGGGAAGACGCGCTCGAAATCGTGCGCCGGACATCCGGGGACTATGCTGCGGCATTTGCTGAGATCAGCCGACTGCCGGCAGTGGACGCAGTACAGGTTACACGCTGCAGGGACTGTGATGGCCGCCGGGCAGAAATTTCGTGGTGTGGGACATATGTTAGGTGCGGGTTTCGTGACGCGACCGGCCTTAATATGCCGGAAGATGGGTTCTGTTCTCTTGGGAAAGGAGGACAATAAATGCCGCTCATAAACGTTGCTTTATACGGAGAAGGAAAACGAAATAACCGGCTTCGGGCAGAATATATTTGCTGCGATCACGCGCAGGAATGCTCCGCATACCACGAAGGGAAATGCCTGAACGTTACCATACCGTTCAACCGACGGTGTGAACTTGGCAGCGTTGAAAAAGTGGATGGAGGCACAAAACAGAGCAAACGCTATGACACTGTGACAGACGCAGCGCGGCATTCGCCAGAATATCGTAAACTCAGATACCCATCCTATTGGTATGTAATTCGCATTGGAGATATGGCGTATCTGAATCTTCCTTACGTAGACCTCAAATTGGACGGAAGACGACTGAACGCATCAACGGCGATATTCACAAATCAACATTTACTAGTGGACAGACCAATGCTGACACCGGACAATTTGGACAACGTTCTTGGATATAGACCACGCAATATGTGCGGAGACATCATCAAGGCCCATGCGGATGTAATCGTACCGAATTTCCTGCACCAATTTAAAAGACTGTTTCCAGTGGAATATGACCGTTTCGTGAAAGAGTACCCGAAGTATGCAGAGATGTCCCCGACATTTATCGGAAGATACGCAAAACTCGCAACGTGCAATCCAGACTGCGTGTACAAGGATTCAAGCGGGGATAAGTTCACGATGGAAGATGGGAAACGGATGGTCTGCAAAGAGTATAGATCGGGATTCCTTCCGTTCGGAGCGTCCAAGGCAGAAGTCATTATTACGCTGACAGACGATATGAAAGTTAAAATCACGGACAATGCGCAGGTCTTAGATGACACTGTGTTTGTATAGGAGACAAGATGAACAGCAAATACTTGGAATTTCTGAAATCAAAAATCGAGACGGCTCCGGTGAGCGGCTTTTCCGTTCCGGAGGAAGATATCAATCCGGCGCTGAAGCCGCATCAGAGAGATGCGGTACGTTGGGCGCTGCGCGGCGGTCGGCGGGCGCTCTTTGAAAGCTTCGGTTTGGGAAAGAGCGCGCAGGAGCTGGAATTCTGCCATCACGCGGCGAAGCATGAGG